GGGAAGATTCCAGAGCAGACGATCGCAAAGATCGCGCCGATTCTCGACTCGATATACGCCGAGGGAGAAAGTTCGCTGCGACGCGGCGTTCTTTCCGAAGATGGATGGAGCAAGTTCGCGACCGCAAAGGCCGCCGCCACAGACGAGTACGACTTCGTGCGACGGATTTTCGACTCGATGTCAGTGCAGGACATCGTCGAGACGAAGCAGGGCGAACGCCTCTGGCGGGACCACGGAAGAAGTGCGAGGCTAATTCTCGACTTCCGAGACAAGGAATCGAAGGGCTACAAGAAGTTTCAGGAGTTCAAGTCCAGCAAGCGACGGGCCCGGCTACAGGGGTCCGAAAGGCAGTTCTACGAGTGGCTCTGGGAAACCGAGTTCCGCGAGTCACCGGAGTTGTTCTTTCGTGAGTCTCGTAACTGCGGCACAGGAGCGGGTGGCTTCCAAAAGGGCAACACATGCAGCGGCGCGGCTGCTGACGTGGCCGCTTCGGCAGCGAAAGGCGCCATCACTGGCGCGGCAGCAGCCGGCGGCAAGACGGCATTTTTCCCGCCGACCATGGCGGCCGGCGCCGCTGTCGGAGCAGCCGCAGGCGTTGTGACCGGCCTCTACGACGCCTCGATGTCCCCAACCCGCGCCGGTAAGGCGATCACGGCCGTCGGCAGCAGCGACGATAAGGTCGCCGCCCTCGTCAAGGGCCTTGGCGGTTCCCCACAGTCAGTGGCAACGTCAAAGGACGGGAAGCGACTGTCACTCAGCATCAAAAACAGCAAGGGCGAGTCGTCGTTCACGGTCGAGATCGACAAGGCTTCTGTGACCGTCACTCCGTCCAAGGGCACGCTGACTGACTCGCAGGTCGCGGCTATCCGCAAGACCGCCGAGGAGCACGCCGGACGTGAGGTGACTGTCAGCGTCGACAAGTCTCCGGCATCGACAATGGCGAAACTCGCGAAGGCCGGGTTCAAGATTGGCATGTCGGCAGCCGGCGCGATGGCGGCCGGGCTTCTTGTTCCGATGATTCCGTCCGTCGCCGGGACTGCCATCGAAGCGACCGGAGTCAACCTTGAGTCGAGCGGCATCCTCAAGCCACTCGACAGAGTGTTCGGCGTGTAACGCGGAGCAAACACTGTGCAATCAGGCGACAAGTGTCGCATCTGCGGCAAGGGCCGCATGACCACGCGGACCAGTAAGCCAGCCGGCGAGAATCAGGTCCGCTATCTGCGATGCGCGTGCTGCGGTGCTCAGGCGAGGTCGGTTGTGCCGCTCGACCGCGCGTGGCGTCGGTCAGAAAAAGTTGTGTGAAACAACTTTTTTTTTCGCATCGCCTTCTTGGGGGCGACACGCTGCGAGATGTAGTTTGAGGAAAGCCCGCCACCGGGCGATCTCACACACCCGCAGGGTCAACGAACATGGAATCGTCCGCCAAGATCAAGTCGCTCCTCGACGAACTCGCCGCCGTCCTCGCAGAGATGGGCGCGATGCAGGACGAGGAGATGCCTGCCGAGCGGATGTACGGCGAGGACGCCGAGAAGGAAGACGAGAAGCGGGAGATGCCGGCCGCCGAGGACGACGACGAGTCCGAGGACGACGACGAGGAGGAGGTGGCCGAGGAGAAGGCCTACGCTCCCAAGGACGTCGAGGACACCGAGGCGACTCCTGCCGAGGGAGACGACGAGAAGGAGCGGAAACTCCGCTGCCTGTGCTCTCGCGCCGAAAAACTTCGCGAAAAGATCAAGTTCTACGAGGGCATCTCGAAGAAGGAACTCGAACTTCGGTCAGTCCTTGACAAGGCGACTCCTGCCGAGGTCGCCGGTTACTCACCACGCGGCAGACAGGAGAAGCGGTCCGTGCACATCTATCACAACCTGCCGGGCGCCGGTCGTCTCAAGAACTTCCGCGGTGCGAACGCCGAGGAGCGGGCTTACCGCGCGGGTCAGTACTTCCGCGCGACGCTGCTCGGCGACAAGACCGCCGCCCGCTGGTGTGCCGACCACGGCGTCGAGGCCCGTGCTCAGTCCGAAGGCGTGAACTCGAAGGGCGGCATCTTTTTGCAGGAAGAGGTGCTCAACGAGGTGATCGTGCTCGTCGAGGAGTATGGGGCCTACCCTGCCAACGCTCGCAACGTCCAGATGAAGTCGGACACCCTCGTGGTACCCCGGCGGACTGGCGGCCTCACCGCGTATTTTGTCGGCGAGAACTCGACCATCCCCGATTCCGACGCGAATTGGGATCGCGTCCAACTCGTCTGTAAGAAGGCGGCCGTCTCGAACCGCCTCTCGACCGAGGTGATGGAGGATTCTGTACTGAATCTTGCCGATTATCTGGTCGGTGAGATCAGCAGGAGCCTCAGTGAACTCGTCGATACCGTCGGGTTCGTGGGGAACGGAAGCGGGGACCACGGAGGAATGGTCGGCGCATGCACGAAGATCGTCGACGGCACGCACGAGGCGAGTGTCGTGACTGCCGCCGCCGGCAACACTTCGGCTCTGACTCTCGACATCGACGACCTGATTGCCTGTGCAGGCCGGCTTCCGCTTTACAGTCGTGCTAATGCGAAGTGGTACGTGAATCCGGCGGTCTTCGCGGCGAGCGTGCAGCGTCTCGGTCTCGTGAACAACGTCGGACTCGCCGGTGGCAACACGGCAGCGAACCTCGCGGCTCCGGCCGAACTTCGTCTGCTCGGTGCACCGGTCGTGTTCGTTCACACCATGTCGAGCGTGATCGGCGCGGACCCGGGTGTGGTCAAGTTCCTGTATGGCGATCTCTCGCAGGCCGCCATGTATGCGACTCGTCGGGGCCTGACGATCAAGAAGTCCGACGAACGATACATCGAGCAGGATCAGTCGTTGGTCGTCTGCACCATGCGTTTCGATGCCGTCACGCATGACTGCGGCGACAACGTCAAGGCTGGACCGATCGTGGCTCTCAAGACTGCGGCTTCGTGATAACTCTCTGGAGACTCTGAACGTGAATCATACGGAAGGCACCAAGACCGTCGCGAAGATCGCAACCGTGGCCGCCGACGGCGGATCGTTCTCGCACGAGATCGACACGCTCTACAGCGACTACGTCACGATCGACGTCGTCTACTCGACGCTGACCGCGACCGCGGCGGCGTACTCGACGAGCCTGAAACTCCAGCAGAGCGACTCGGCGGGCAGCGGCCAGACGGACATCGGCGGCGTGTTCACCGTGACTCCGGTCGCTGGCGTGACCACCGGCAACCACATCTGCCGGTTCAATGTCGACATGCGTGGGAAGAAGCGATACCTCACGGTCGTCGCCAATCCCGCCAAGCCGGCGACGGTGGCGAGTGTCGCGCACCTGTCCAAGACCGAGGACATGCCGACGACCGCTGCCAAGGCTGGCGTGAGCAACTACGTCAGCGGCTGATCGCAGGGACTCTAGGTCGAGCCAAGGACGGCTAGGCCACGGAGGGTCACAGCGGGCAAGGACGCCCGAGCCGTTTCCTCACAGGCTCAGGGCATCTATGCGCATCATCGTTGGCAACGTCGAGCATGACATCAAGATCGCGGCGGTCCTCTCGGCCCCGCGACTTGGTTTCATGGATAACTACTACTGCTCCGTGCAGGCGTTCACGCAGTACCAGATTCCCATCACGAAGGGAACTGGCGCGTTCTGGGACCAGACCATGTCCCGCCTGCTCGACGAGGCGTCGAAGCCTGAGCACGGCAACACGTTCGTGGTCACGATGGACTACGACTCCGTGTTCGAGCCCGAGTGTGTCTCGCGTCTCGTCTCGACTGCCCTGATCTCTGGGTTCGACGCCGTGGCGCCGCTCCAGACGAAGCGAGACGACCAGAAACTCATGTTCACGCCGTCCGGCATGGCCGGGCACACAGGCGAGGTGACGCTCCCGCTGGACTGGTGGGAGAAGCCCGCACAGCCGGCCGACACGGCCCACTTCGGCCTGACCGTCCTGCGGTGTGAAGCCATCAGGCGGCTTCCGAAGCCGTGGTTCCTCGGCACGCCCAACAGTCGTGGAGACTGGGGCGACGTCGGCGAAGGCGACACAGCGAGATGCGACCCAGACATCCACTTCTGGCGTCAGTGGCGAGCCTGCGGAAACACGCTGGCGATCAGCCCGCAGATTTCGATCGGCCATGCCGAACTCGTGATCACATGGCCCGACCAGCGACTCAAGGCCATCCATCAGTACCCGACGCACTACTGGCATTCGGGCGGCCGGAGACCGGCTGAGGCTTGGGGCTCACCTGAGCACGCAGCCGTGTCGTCACAGAAGCGAGGAGGTGAGTGATGCAGATGCGAATGCTTCGCGACTGGTCGTATCACAAGCAAGGCGACGTGGTCGAGGTGTGGGAGCCCACGGCGCAGAACTGGATGCTGAATGGCATCGCTGAGCCTGCCCCGGCGGTCGCTGCCCCTGAGCCTGTGGTCGAGGCCGCCGAGGCGATCGAGCCGGAGGACGTCGAGCGGGCTGACCGACGCCCGAAGCGGAAATGAACTCGTATTTCGTGTCTGGGATCGGGCCGTTTCGCTACCGCTCGCTCACTGTCGCGACGCCGCCGGCGATCTACCCAGTCTCGCTCGCCGAGGCCAAGTCTCACCTGCGAGTGGACGAGGACTTTCTCGACGACGATTCATACATCCAGTCGCTGGTCGCAGCCGCGACCGACCACGTCGAGGGAGTGTCCGACCGGTCTCTCATTCGTCGCCAGTACCGCATGCGATTCGATCTGTTCCCCGCGTGGGACATTCCGCTCCCGAGGCCTCCGATCTCCTACGGCCCGATCGAGGTCACGTACGTTCCCTCGGACGGCGTGTACTCGCCCGTGTCTTACACGAACTTCCGCGAGGACCGCGACGCGACGCCGGCAGTCATTCGCCCGCAGTGGAACGGGACATGGCCCACCACTCGCGGTGCCGAGAACGACGTGACGGTGACCTACTGGGCAGGATACGGCGAAGACTCGATCTCGTGCCCTGCCCCGGCAAGGCACTGCATCTTGATGATCGCGTCGCACTGGTACTCCACGCGAGAGTCTGTGATTCAAGGTGGCATGAATCCGGTACCCATGGCGGTCGAGATTCTTCTCGGTGCTATTAACTGGGGGCAGTACCGCTGATATGGAAAGGCCACTGCGTGCGGGAGACTTGCGTGAGTCGATCATCATCGAGCAGCCGGACGAGGTAACGAACGACTACGGAGAGACAACAGCGTCGTGGTCGATCAAGGCACGCCGCCGGGCTGCGGTCCGGGGGCTTCGAGTCGACGAACTCATGTCGGCGCAAGGGCCGTACACAGTCGCCACGCACGAAGTCGAGTTTCGGTATGTCGCTGGCCTGACGAACGCGATGCGACTGATTTGGACGAGTCGCAGCCCGATCAGGACGCTCGACATCGTCTCTGTGACTGAAGTGAACAACCGCGAATATCACAGGCTGGTCGTCAAGGAGCAGGTGGGATGACGAGATCGATCGTCCTTGAGGGAAGCACCCAAGTCATCGACTCCCTTCGCGGACTCGTCGAGTCTTTGGACGTCCCCTCTGCGATCGAAGACGGGGCTTCATGGTTTGCAGAAAAAGTGCGAGAGAAGACGCCCCCCGGGTACTCCGGGAAACTTCCCGAGTCCGTGCTGTACGAGGTCGACGACAACGGCGCATACGTAGGCTTCGACGCAAGCGTCGAGACGGCGGGAATTGCGGCCCTCGACAGCGTAACGAGACCAAGAACCCGCGGCAGAAGCGTTCTCAGTCGCCCTGCGAAAGAGTGGGTTCAAGCAGAGGAACTGGCGAGCGTGCTGGAGCAATCGTTCGACGACTATTCCTCCGGGGCGGTATCCGTAATCGAAGATGGCATCTCCAGAAAAATGGCTTAGAAGCCGAATCGACGGCGCAACAACGGCCGGCGTGCACCCGATTCTGGCGCCCCAGAACGCCCCTCTCCCGCTCGTCGTGTACAGACGAACCGGAACCCGGCGCGAACGCGACATGATCAAGGGCGTTGGGCGTCCTGTGGCGTCCTTTTTGGTGTCTCTTGTCTCCGAGACATACACAGAAGTTAAGGACATCGCAGATGCCGTTCGGCTTGCTGTCGACAACTTTACGGGCACCCATTCTGGCGTGACAATTGTAAATACATCGCTTGTTTCCGAATCGGACAACATGGAGCGTCCAAACGAGGGGCAGGCGAAGCCACTGTACAGGGTCGATCAGGTCTACGAGGTGCGGTTTCACGAAAGCGTCCAAGGAGGGGCGTGACCAATGGCCTACGAGTCGTCGCAGGGAATCAGTTTCGTCTTCTCGGGCTCGGAGTTTCTTCTCACGTCGATTTCCGTGAGCAAGGGCGCCGCCGAGGTCGACACGTCGGACCTCAAACTGCCCTACGGTTCGCAGCGGTCGTACCGCATCTCGCCGCTTCGCGACGGTGCGGAACTTCAGGTCGAGTTCTTCGGCTTGGCCCTTCCGCAGCAGACCGCAACCGGCGCGATTACGTGGTCGGTCGATGGCAGCGGCAGCAATGCGGCGTTCACGACGGGCCTCCCCACCGCCGCGTTGTGCACGTCGGCGTCAGTTCAGGCGGCTGCTGGTGAATTGATTCGTGGCTCCGCTACTTTCCGGCTGACCTCGACCTGACCGATGACGAGGATCACGTCGCAGGGCACGGTGGTGGTCTGGGCGGGAGTGGAACTGGAGGCGACCTCGGTCACCTACTCGGCGTC